AGGTCTATATCTTACTTTTTCATCCGTACTAGGAATGATCAAATCAAATGTTTGTGTATTTAACTTTGGCAATGCCATAATTTATCTCCTTTATATACTAAAATGTAATTGGAGGAAATACTTTTCCACCAAATACTTTACCAATTGGAATAGAACGTCTTAATTGATTTAGAACGCCTCTTCCTGTTCTTCTTAATTCAGGCGGTAATCCATCTAAGAATCCACCACCTGGTTTTACAACACCAGACGATAGTCCGCCTACCTTGCCTGTGCTGTCGATATCTAAATCGAAGTTTAACCAATCTCTATATGAGAACGTCACATTGATTGCAACGTATTGATTGTTACCACCACTATCATATTGTATATCACCAATTGCTGATGGAAAACACTCTCTCATTCTTACACCATAGGTTATGCTGTCTCTATCATTGAGAGCGTCAAATTGACCTAACTGAAATATATCTATGTTGCTAATATAATTATCATAGAACTCAAACATACCATTTAAGTTATCATACATGCTTGATTGCCATACTTCGAAAAACTGTCTTAGTCTTAAAAACTTATCACCAATAAATGTGGCAGTTACGTCACTATACTGAACACTTGTTGGATACTTATATGGGGCACCAGCAATACGATATGGTTGTGTTGTAAATGTTCTTGATGGCATAGTAATATTTGTACACATCAATGTTATTTGTGGTGCTAAATCTCTTTCGTATTGTAATGCCTGACCTGCTTTGTCTATTGCTTTATCTGCTGCCTCACTTGAACCTGCGGCTGCAGCTTCTGCCCCTTGTTGATTGTTTACAGAATCAAAAGGTATTTTTCTTTCTTGTAACGCCTGTGCTAATAGTTTGTTCTTAGGCAATCCTATACGAACAAGAAAACGAGTGTTTCTTGCAACACCTTCTGCTTTAGATATTGCTGATCTAAAACGATTAAGTGTTGTCTCTGGATTAGCCTTTTGTTTTATTCTAGGATCACCAGGTATGTTATCATACTCTTTACCTCTTGGTAGTCCTACCCTAATATCAAAGGGTCCTACTCTCTTGCCGCCTCTAAATATTGCCATGTCTCTTTCTATTCTTTAGATGTGCTTTTTCAACATCAGCTTTGTTTTGTCCGTAATATGGCACAGCATGTCCTGCTTTACATAACGCCATATTAACTGATTTACCATCAACAAATACATCACCAAGTATTCTACCAAACTTACCAGTTTCTTCGCCCTTGTAAGTCTTTATAGATATTTTCTTTGCCTTTGTCAAGGCCTCTTTTAAAAATTTTTTAGATAGAAGACCATACTTCTTCTCTACCTTATCACTGGTTCTACTCTCTGGTGTATCAATACCAAATAGTCTTACTCTTTGTTTATACAGTATATCAAAGCCCATGTCAAGTATTACGTCAATGGTATCACCATCAACAACCTTTACAACTTTGCTTACTCTATAACTAAAATCTGTTGGGTCACCTAACTTTGCCATTAAATCATTCTCCTACTATCACGCCATACTTGACTTGCACTTGCTTTTCTAAACTGTGCTACTGGCATAAAGATTGCAGGCGCATAGTCATCTTCTTCCAGTTCTAAAAATCCACTAACGAATTGTCTTCGTAGATAGTGTTTGATACATGGCTTAACTTCTCTAATGTTTTTAAGTTTGCTGTAATCACCTTTGAATCCTCTCCTGTCCAATGTCTCTAACAAACGCATACGAAGCGGCACAGGTAGATAATGAAAATTAATTCCAAGAAAACCACCTGGTGCAGATTGTATAGGCATAACGAGTGGAAAGGTATCGTAGTATTTTAAAAACTGTTTGAGCTTAGGATCATAACGAAAAAAATACAACTTATTATATTGTGGTGCTTTTCGTGTTTTACCACCACGCATTAAACGAGCTGCAGATATCTTGTTGGATAAGTCTGCTACCTTTTTCTTATACCAATTGATAGACAAATCTCTATCACCTGCTGCGTTTCGTATTGTATCAAATATACTTGCCATGATAACTATTTATATGTGCTACTAAATAATTAGATGAGGAAAAGAATAGGACGTATATCAAACAGAATACTGGTACAAGGCAAATTTAGACCACAAAACCCATACAAATACAAAGGTGATCCTACTAATATCATATACAGATCATCATGGGAACTGACGGTGTTCAAATATCTAGACACAAACCCAAGTATATTGAAGTGGGCAAGTGAGGAGTTCTTTGTACCTTATCGACATCCACTTACCAATAGAGTCAGTCGATACTTTCCTGACTGTTGGTTGCGCTACAAAAATAGTAAAGGTCAGATTATAGAGACAGTATGGGAAATCAAACCTAAGAAACAGACGGTGCCACCAACTGTACCAAAACGCAAGACAAAATCATGGAAGTATAATGCAGAGCAGTATGTGATTAACAACGCCAAATGGACAGCGTGTAAGAAGTATTGCGATAAACGAGGTTATGACTTTCAAATCATTACAGAGGATATACTCAAACATTGGTCAACAATTCCTTCACTATAACAGATAAATAGTCATATGGCAAGTTTAGCAGAGAGATTACTCAACAGAATATCAGGTGGTGTATTAAACAGAAGCGCAAGCAATGTGGCGGCGTCCGCACCTATTCGTAATTCTAGAGGTAAAGAGTTTAGCAGTTCAGACGACTTTGAACAATCAAACGTCAATCGTTACTCTTATGGTTCATTACGTTATCCTTTTGATTTGGGTGCAACGGAAGAATATGGACATTATATGTTGTTTCATATATTTGAACGCACTAATTCAAAATATCATGGACCTCAAGAAGTACCTTTTGCAGAAGGTGTAGATGATGAACAAGGGTTTGATATACCAAAAACAAAAACAGTAGATAAACAACATTTAACATATTCACCTGGTGTTGTCAAGAGAGCAGACAATGCTGCGAAGTTAAAGAGTGTATATAAAAGACAAGATGATAGTTTATCTAAGAGTATAAGTGGTGGTCTTCGTAAGAGTAAAAGATTGGTACGCACAAAAGATACCATTGCTCTGTATATGCCCAATGGTTTGAAAGCAGAATACGGTGTCAATTATAAATCAAGTGAATTAGGTATGGCAGGTGTTCTTGCACCAGACTTGGCAGGCATATCAAATATAGATCAAGTGATTTCTACTCTAAAAAATGCAGGCACAGGTGCCGCAGTAAGAGACACAATTGCAGACGCATTGGCGGTGGGAGCGACTACAAAAGTGGCTGGATTTCTATCTGGCGCAGATGTAGAAGGCGCTACAAGAAAAATACTTGGTAAGGCAATCAATCCTGCGCTCGAGGCGATATTTACAGGTGTTGACTTGCGTAGTTTTAATTTTAGTTTTAGATTTACACCAAGAAATGAGAAAGAGTTTCGTGTCGTAGACGCAATTATCAAGACATTTAAGTTTCATATGCACCCAGAGAGAGTACCAGGACAGAATATAGGTCGTCACTTGATATTTCCAAGTGAATTTGATCTACAATTTATGTTTGGTGGCGTAGAGAACTCATGGATACCATTTGCTTCGTCTTGTGTGTTAGAAAAATTAGACGTAAACTATGGACCAGGTGGAGAGACACAGTTTCTTAAACCAATTACTGTAAAGGGCGGTAAAGCACCACCTCCAAGTGAAATCAATATGTCTCTATCATTCACCGAGACAGAAATCATGACTAAAGAAAAGATTAACGAAGGATTCTAATGAGTTATTTCGAAAAATTTCCACTCTATCAATATGATATCTCCGACACGCAAGAGAGAACACTTATAACAGATATTCTACGCCGTGTCAATCTAAAAGGTAATGCACGAGTAAATACGTTAGTCTTTGACACTTATACCGTACAAGATGGTGACCAACCAGACATGGTCGCACACAAATACTATGGCGACTCTAATTTACATTGGCTCATTGTCACTATTAACAACATAACCTCCCGTTATGATTGGCCGCTAGATCAAGTCGCATTATCACAATACGTCAATGATAAGTACAGTAATCCAGACGGTATTCATCATTACGAGATTAATGCGACTTCTGGCGATACAACAACAAAATTAGAAGTCAGTAGCGACACAGATGGCGCAACCTCTATTACAAACTACGAATACGAAGAACGAGAAAACGATAATAAACGACAAATACGACTATTAGATCGTTTTTATGTGCAACAATTTAAGAAGGACTTTGAGAGACTAATCGCTCGAAGAAGATAAAATGGCAAATGAATTACAATTTGCTGGTGATTATAGACTAGGTCCCATTGTATTATACTCACCCAGTGATCCTATAGACTTACGACCACTCATGTTAGAGTTAAACCTCTATGAGAGTGTGCATAGTCCAAACATGTATGGTAATCTCGTCATACGAGACAGCGCCAATCACAAACAAAATGCGCCTATTATTGGACAAGAAGAATTAGAGTTTGAATTATCATTGCCAGACAACGAAACCATTGATGTGACAAAGTATCGCATGAGAATATACAAGGTTGATAATATCACTGAAACCGCAGAAAGAGAACAGGTTTATACCCTACACTTTATCACGAAAGAGGCCTTTCGTAATGCTCGCACTACCATCCGCGGCGCACACGAAGGACCAAGTGACGTTATCTTTGCACGAATTATGCGAAACATCATAGGCACGAATAAACAAATAAACATAGAACCAGCGAATACAAATTTCAAACTGTTGGGTAATAATATGCGACCATATGACTATCTACGCATGTTAGCGAAACGTACACAATCCGCCAAGTATGAAAGTGCTGGTTATCTATTCTATGAAAACCATCGTGGTATTCATTTTCGTACATGGGAATCTTTGACACAAGCTGGGGATCGTAATCAAAGCGTGAAAGTAGATTATTATGTCAATCCACCAGGTGAACAGATCGTGGTAGACGAAGACATGCGAAAGATACGGTCTTATGAAA